CAAATTCAGGCTTAAGTTTAATGATTGCGTATAAAGCTGAACGGTCTGCACCAGCCACATATTCATCCCCTGAGATTTGTACCTTACCTGCTGACAATGGTTGCTTACCTGCTTCACGGGCTTCTTTAGAAGCATAGCCATAGAATGTTACTTCTGTGCCTTTACCTTTGAAATCCTCTTGAACCGCCCCTATGTTCCAATACTGGGCGGGGATGCCATATTCTGTATCAATTGCTTTTAATAATGCCATGTTATTTTCCTTTGTTATCCAACTAATAAACGTCTTACTGTACCATCACTTGTCTTAACTTCAATGTAGCCTGTAGGCGTTAGTATGCTTGCTGTGTATGTACCAAATCTAACATTACCTGTACCTTTAGGTGTTAATGTAATGTCAATGTTAGCATCTGTTCCTGATGTTCCTGATATTGCTTGAATAGATGGAGATGCCCCTGCCGCAGCACCTTGAACTTGTAATAAATTACCTGTGTTGGCTGCATTTGTAGTATTAATTCTAAATGCTTGGACATTAGTTGTAGCACCACCATAAAAAGCAATATATCCTGTGCCTTTAGTTCCAATAGCAAAATTAGGGCTTGCGTCAGAACCAGTAAAAGATAGTCCACCTAATGAACTTGCAGCAGCACCCGTAGCACTACCCGTCACCTGCACATAATTAACTGCTGATGCTGTGTTGGATACACGGAATTGCTCAACGTTGTTTGGAGTAAACTGTAAAACACCAGCACCTGTAGTTCCAATAATTCCGTTAGAACCTGATGCAAATAAAAGTGGAGTAGGCGCAGCACCGTTTACTTGCCAATAATTTGCACCGAATACTCCACTTTGAGTTACTCTAAATGATTCACCTGCTGGGGTATAAAATGATAATGAAGGGGCTAATGATTTAATAATTGTTGTTCCACCCACACTCGCATAAGCAGCCGCACCACTACCGCCACCGCCACTAAAGGTTACTGTAGGTTGTTCTATGTAGCCTGAACCAGCATTACCAATTGCAATTGCAGATTGTATTCCCCAAACTGTTGTTGTGAATGTTGCGCTTGCACCTGTACCACCAGTTACTGCAATTGGATTAGTAGGAACTGCTGTATATAAATTGCCACCTTGTAATAATGTAACACCAGTAATAACACCAGCCGAAACTGTTGATACTGTTAATTGAGCCGCAGCACCAAATGTTCCACCTACAAGTGTTAATGTATCGCCAACTGTGTATCCTGTACCACCATTAGTAACTGTTGGTGCACCTTGCAATGCCAATGTTGTTGTGCCTGTAGCTGTAACTCCGCCAGCCGTTGTAGGTGCTGATGCTGACCATGTAGGTGATGTTGTGTACCCTGTGCCAATTACAGTCCTAGTAATAGCCGTTACTGTGCCACCATTACTGATATTTACACCACTACTACCTGCGGCTAAATCAATTGCACCTGTGCCTTTAGACTGGAAAGCCATTGAGATGTTGGGGTCAGAACCTACCGCAATTAATCTTGTAGCTTGATTAGATGCGCCACCAGTAGCTTGATTATAATTTACTGCACCACCTGTTTGTGATACTTGGAATTGAATCCCTGAGCTTATGCCGTTAGTTACAAAATTAATTGCACTGCCACCTTTAGAGGCGAGCAGTAATGCCACTGCCCCATCACTACCTTGTGCAGAAATACTTGACGAGCCACCTGTAGCACCACCTGTTACTTGAACATAGTTGACAGCAGAAGCTGTGTTGCTTACTTGAGCTTGTAATCCACCTAGCGTACTAAACTTAACTGCACCTGTGCTAATAGCACTTAAGGTTAAGTCTGTTGTAGGTGCTGTGACCGATGGTGTTGTTATCTTTGTGGTGAATGTTGGGCTGTCACTTAATACAACACTACCTGTGCCTGTAGATGTTGTTGTGCCTGTGCCGCCTGCCGATACAGGCACTAACTTCCAGCCAATTACTTGAACGGCGTTAAGGTTATCAAGATAAAAAAGTTTGCCGTCAGCCGTATTGATTGCAAGTTCGCCAGCGACAAGGTTGCCCGACGTAGGCGTTGCGCTAGCCGTTGAGCTACTATAAAGTTGTATTGGGGTAAACCCTGTTTGAGCCATTAATCTAGTCCTTATCTAAGCTAGAAGTACGCTTCGCCATGCGCCATTATACACATAGAATCTATTGGTTGCGGTGTTATAATACATAGGTACATACCCTGCTTTTGCCGTAGGCACACCTGTAGGCACCCCCGAAGCAGCAGGGATGTAGTTAAACCCATCTGCCATAGTTGTGGTACCTGCGGTAGCAAATATATTACCTGTTACATTAAGATTAGTTCCATCAAAAGTTAAGTTTGCGTTAAATGCGGTAGTATCAGGTGCAGTTTGATACGGTACTTGGTTAGCTAGCCCGCCTGCTATATTGGTTGCGTTACCTACTGTCACCGTAGCAGGGTCAGACCATTGTGGGGCGGTGCCACTAGAAGTAAGAATATTGGCGCCCGCACCTATAGGTAGTTTACTTAACGCTGCCCCTGACGCATAATAGCTTATATCGCCCACCGCATAACTTGTTATTCCTGTGCCACCATAAGTAGTAGTAAGGCTTCCGCTAACAATTTGGTTAGCATTGATTGCTATCGGTATATTACTTAATCCAGTAATTACACCAAACTCATTAATTGATACTCGAGCTACACTTGTCGCAGAGCCATACGTGCCTGCTGTAGTTACAGTAGTGCCTGAATAGGTAATTGAGTATATGTTAGTAAAAAACCTAAACCATTCGTTTGATACAACCCCCGATTGTGGGTCTACAAGCGGAACTCTAGGCGCAGGTATTCTAGTGTAATTAAGCGTTTGTGCCATTTACGATTAACTCCGCGCCCATAATAGCTAGTTTAACTGGGTCTGTACCTGACACTTCATACACGCGATCACGTAACTTTTGTGTCATACCAAGACGACGCCATATATTACGATAGCCATACTCGCCTATCATACCCATTGACTTCCAATGCTCATTAGACCACGTATGCCCGCCATCGTCTGACCAACGTAACATTACTTGAGGGTCGTTGCCTTGACCTAACACTAAGCCCACGCCTGATTCAATCTCTAGCTGTAGACTGTGTTGCGTGGTGCGTTTTAAATTGTTTTGTCCGCTAGGTAATGCTCTCCATGAGCGTAGCCATTTTTGTTCGCTACCGTTATCGGTAAATACATCTAAATCAAACTTATATACGTTACCATTTTCATAGTCACCTACAAGTGTTGTAGATTGGAAATTACATTGACAATTTGAGCGATGACGAACGAAGTCACCGTTATCCAATCCAGCGCGTTCGTGCCATGATCCTGTAGCTACGTCGTACACCCATGTAGCGTCAGCAGTAGGAAAACTAATAACATAGAACGCATGGCCTTCTTGTTGATACGTGTAAGCCACAGCGTCTGATACGCTAGTGTAGCCTTGTATGGCATATTCTATAGCGTGTGTTGATACACGTTGCGCAGCGTAGCCATTAGACCTAAACACTACCCCAAACCCACGCGGGTCGTTGCCTAGCCAAAAAAGAGAGTTGTCTAGCTTGGCTACTGAATATGGGGCGATACAGCCAGTCTCGTTAAAAGCGCCTTGGATAGGGATTAACGGAAAGTCTGTCGCGCCTGAGTCATACCAAACTTCGGTTGTGTCTGTACCAAAAACCCAAAGTTCACGATGGATAGTATTAAGTGCTACCACTCCGTCAGGGGAGCCTTCAGCGCTAGCAAAGTCTAACGGGTCTACTGATGTACCATCAAGAAGTTGGGTAATCCATATTTTTTGACTGTCAGGCTCGTTGTAGACAAAGTAGCCGTCTAAGTAACATACTGTGCCTGCACCTGTAAAGTCAGGATCAGTAATTTCAGCAAACACGTTTGTTACTTCGTTATAAATATACCCTAATGGGTTAGCGGCAATAAACATTTGAGTGCCGTTGTCCGCGAATGTGACTGGCCCTGTGCCTAATACTTCACCTATGTATTGTGAAGTATAGTCTGTATTGATACGGTAAAACCCCGTGCCTGATACGCAGTACGCATCCGTACCATTTGATTGATGCGCCCACAAGCCTCTAATAGGCCCTGTACCTACTGTGCATAATGTTGTTAGTCCAGGCGCACGATTAAGAAAGCCTATCTCAAGCCCATTTTCAGGCGTAGCTTCAGGAAATAAATTAACCATGCGGTTATCCGCGGCGTTAATAGTCCGAGCTACGTATGATTGACCTAAAATAGGACTTTTCATTAATAGTTACCCGCAAATATATTGTAGCGTTGACGTGTGCCAACAATGCTGTACGGCAAGCTCATAATATCGTCAGGGTTGTTAATACGTTTTAAGTTACGCTTAGATGCCATTGCAATGCGCGACACAGTAGGTGAAGGTTCTACGCCGAACTCAGGTGCAATTTCGCAAGCTAAGTTGTACCTAAAGGCGCGTAAATAACCTGGCGGAAAGTATAGCTCTGTTGCTAATGTTGCAGGTTGTGCTAACTCTTCAACTGAAATAAAATGCCATTCCAACACCTTTGTAGGTTTTGGATAGATAGCCATTGAAATGTTTGGGTGTTCCATGTTTATCCACATTACTTGTGGATACGTAGAGGTCACAGTTTTAACGGCAATGCCGTCATATTGTTGTTGGTTGATAAATTTAATGCCAAAAGAAATACCGTTTGATGGGTCTCTGAAATATGTTGAATCGTCTAGCAATACTGGGCGAAGTCCTACAAAGTCTCCTGTAGGGCCTAATGTTTGTGTAATTAAATTTGGCTGCCATGAGAACACTTGGTCAATGGTGTTGTATATCATTAACCGTTCGGTATTCCAACTGTCAATCATTTGATTTAGTGCTGTTAATGCGTCTTGAGATGTTTCCGCAGATGGAGTTTCGCCTTCGGCTAAAATGCCAAGTAATCGTAACGCTCCATTAATTTGATCGCCAGCCGTTGCCATGATAAGGCTCCTTATTCTTTTCTACGTCGTTTAACTTCCAATTCATTGACGGGAGCCGCAACTACTGTCGGTTCAGCAGGCGTATTCGGATTATACTCTATCCAGCCGTTTTGTGCATCTGCTTCTACTTCTGCTTCCAT